TGGGTACAAGACGTCAAGAATAAAATGCAAGTTTTTTTGAAAAATTGAAAAAAAATTTATAACCCACCGCTTTTTCTTCCTTTTTTATCAACCATTCCATTTTCTATAATTTCTTCTTTTTCAATTTGAATTTCAAAATGGTAATACATGTTTTAACCTCCTTTAAAAGTTGTTTTCCCTCAATGTTTAAATTCATCTTATATCATCTGTTTAAAAAATGCAAGCACAAAATTAAAAAAAGATAGAAAAAATAATATACAGAAAACATAAAAAATACTTTTGTTTTTATTGCGAATAGTGTATATATAATGAAAGGTTTATTTTACGGGAGGTGGAATGGCAAAGAAAACTACAAAGAATCCGAAAGGGGCTGGTCGCAAAAAGAAACCGGCCAGCGTGAAAAAACAGAGTGTAACGGTGCGGGCTGAGGGTTGGATCGTTGATTTAGCCAAGCTGAACAATATCAACTTTTCCGATGTGTTCCGACGTTCGCTTTTGAATGCACTGGGGCTGGAAGATAAGGCTGCGCTTGATCGTGAAAGGCAGCAAGCAAGGCATGGTGAAACCGAAGACGATTTGAAGGATAAAGGGGGTGATACGTGATATTTTAGCGCAAAAAAGCAAAGCCGAACGAAAGATGGGCTTTCATCAGCGGAGGATGTCGGCTTAACTGGTAATCAACTTTCACTATCTGTAAACAGAGCTGTTGAAAAAGTTGATGGTGTGACTTGCCTTGAACTGCTCGGAGCAACGGCTTTGATCTGTGAAAAGCAGGAGCGGCATTATACAGCTACCGCTCTCGGTAAAGAATTTGGCTTATCCGGCCAGAAGGTCAACAAAGCCATGCAGGATGCTGGTATCGTTGAATCGTTCCGAGACAGCAAAGATAAACTGTTTTGGCGATCAACGGAACAAGGTAAGTCATATACGGTGCTGAAAGATACGAACAAGAAACATGGCGATGGTACACCGGTGCAACAGTTGTTTTACCTGGAATCGGCTAAACAGTTTTTGAGATAATTAACCGCCTGGTGAATGCCGGGCTTGGGTGTAAATGTGGTGAAGTTGGGTTCGTAATCGAGACAGGAGAGGAATTATGAAAACAAGAATACTATTGGTGGTTGCTTTATGCTTGATATTTTGTAGTTGTGCAAGTATGGAACAAATCCGAGCGAGGAACGCATGGAATCCGTATATCGGCTGCACAGAAGCCGAGCTTTTCGATATGTGGGGTGCTGGTGGTGATTGGGATGTTTACGAGTCCGCATCCGGCACGACAGATATTATGTGGTACACAAAAAGCCTGTTCGGTGTTATGCGTGGATGCCAGAAGTGGAAAGACCCCGGTAATCCGTGGTATTTCCAATGCATCGGCGTTTATATCAGGGACGGTGAAGTTGTGAACCTTTCTTACCATTAATTTTCCGTTTTTTCTTGCCGATGCTTTTCAGGTATTCGGCAATTTTCTTTTTCCGTTTTGATGTAATTTTGATTGGAGTTTTCATGGCCGGAAATGATTTGAAGGATTTGATTTTGTTGGCGCGTCAGGTAATATGGCAATACCAACTTGAAGCTTATCAGGTCGAGACGTTAAAGACAATTCTTAAAACACTGGATAAAGCTCGAAATGAAATTGTGCTTGAACTGGATCGGATGGCAGTACTGGCTCCCGGAGCCGATTATTACGCGATTCAGAAACATCAGATTGAGCTACTGGAAGAACTCAGCGACATGACGCTCGGTATTCAATATCAATTAACGAATGATATTTATCAGGCGTCAGCCGTAGCCGGGGAGTTAAGTTTTAAGGAATACGGGGATATTTTATCATTCGATGGTAAATTGGCTGAAACGGTCGGCTTTAATTTTGTGCAAGTATCGGCATCTCAACTTCAATCAATGATATTGGGGACGCCGGTGGGCGGGCATCTACTGAACGATTGGGTAAGCCGAACTTTTCAGCATAATCTATTTGATGATATCAAGGATGAAATCACAAATGGATATTTGCAGGGTGAGGGATACAAAGGATTAGTGAAACGCATCGAACAGGGCTTTGATATCACGAAGCGGGACGCCATAACGCTGACACGAACGTATGTGGCTGAGGTGAATAATAAGGCGGCTGAAAGCGTGTATAAAGCCAATGCCGATATTGTTGAAAGCGAAGAATGGTGCGCGACATTGGAAGTTTCGATGAAAAGCGGATCATCAACGTGTCTTAGGTGTGCGGCTCTCGATGGCAGATCATGGCCGATTAATGAACCGCATATCCGGCCACCGCTACATCCACGGTGTAGGTGCTTCCTACAGTGTCGGACAAAAACATACAAAGAACTTGGCTTGAACATACCAGAACTGGAAGAAATGGCAAGGCCATACACGGAACGAGACGGCAAGCTTAATATCGATGTTGGCGGCACACGGCATATTATCGACGTTGGACAATTTCAGGGAAAGTTCAAGGATTTCCTTGAAACGCGGGATCGGAAATATAAAGAAAGTCTGATCGGGCCAAATCGGCTTGAGTTGCTGGAAAAAGGCAAGATCAAGTTTGACGACCTGGTTGATGAAAATGGGGATATTGTGCTGCTGAAAGATTTAATGAAAAAATAAGGATGTGTGACACACCACGGAGACAAGCAACCGTGGCTTTAAACGAAGGTTGGTAATTAAACCCTTATTCGTTTAGGGAACGCCACAACTCCCTTTATCTGCTTAGGAGTAAACCCCATTGCAGTTACTTTTGAATTTTTATTCAAAAAGAAATTCATTTTTTGTTAAAGGAGAAGACTAACTCCTATACACCAATATTTAGGTTTTACGTTTGGTTTGGTTTTCAACCAAACAACCATTAATACCTATTCATTTGTCAAAGAGCTTATATTTAAAAAATATAATATTTATTTCCAAATGTCAATATATTATTTTTTAAGTGTTGAAATTCATCCCCGAGGCAAGCCTTCGGGGTTTTCTTTCACGAGTTAATAAAAGATGGTGAAATTACAAGTTCAAATATTTGGCAGATATTCAACAGAAGATTACAGTTAGGGAGCAAAAAACAATCAAAGTGCCACAATGCTCAGTTTGTGGTAAAAATATAGAAAATTTAAAAAACCATATAGGAGTCACTATGGCATTACCTCAAAAAATACATCAACTAAATACCGATAAAGACGTTTTTATTTCTTGCAAGGACAACCTTTCATTTGTCAAGTCGCTGCAAGATGAAAGCATGAAACTCATAGTAACGTCACCACCTTATAATATTGGGAAGGAGTACGAAGTAAAAACACCCCTTGAAATTTATATAAACAGCCAAGCAAGAATAATTTCCGAGTGTGTTCGGTTGCTCCACCCAAACGGCTCTCTCTGCTGGCAAGTAGGAAATCATGTCCAAAACGGTGAAGTCTTTCCACTTGATCTAGTCCTTTATCATATTTTTAAAGACCACGGACTTAAACTCCGCAACCGTATTATTTGGCATTTTGGTCATGGACTACACTGCACAAAAAGGCTTTCAGGTCGCCACGAAACAATCCTTTGGTTTACCAAAACAGACGAATATACGTTCAACCTTGACCCCATAAGGGTTCCTTCTAAATATCCTGGGAAGAAATACTTTAAAGGTCCAAACAAAGGAAAACTTTCTTGCAACCCACTCGGAAAAAACCCATCTGATGTTTGGGAAATTCCAAATGTAAAATCCAACCACTGCGAAAAGACAACTCACCCTTGCCAATTTCCTATTGAACTTGTGGAGCGTCTTGTTCTGTCCATGACAGAAGAGGGTGAAAACGTTTTTGACCCTTACATGGGCGTAGGTTCTACAATTATTGCGGCAATCAAAAACAAACGAATCGGCTACGGCTGCGATACAGAAAAAGAATATGTCGATACTGCGTGGGACAGGATTAAACAATTGAGAAAAGGCACTCTTAAAATACGCCCTATGGACAAGCCAGTTTATGACCCTTCCCTTCCAAACGGAGGGCACAAATGAGAATCGCTGCACATTATTCACATCTGAACGGCCTTGAGTATCTTCTAGTGCATCAACCTGGCATATGGGAAGAAATCCAAGAAATAATAGCCGCCGCTGATGGTGTGGCATGTAAAACGAAAGTATCAAAAGAAAAGACAATGAAGGGTAAATTGCTGTATTCACCAAAAGACATGAATACGGCAATGAAAACAGGTTTTGATCATCACGGCTGGAAAGAAAGCAGAGTTTCATATTGGGTAACAGAAAATGCAAATCTAATACGAAAAACAATGCACATGACAGCGGAAGAGCAAAAAGCAGAAATTGAGGAAGCTGGGGAGAAAGCTATATTCTCTTACAACCAGACAGACTTTGTGAAAAACAGAGTTGCGGTAGAAGTCCAATTCGGAAAGTATTCATTTGTGGCTTTTGACCTTTTTGTAAAACATTTAGCTTTTTACGTTCGTGACGTAATAGATGTCGGGGTTGAAATACTCCCCATGAAAGAGCTGCAATCTGAGATGTCATCCGGCCCATCGTATTATGAAGGTGAGCTATATAATTTAATCCGGGAGGGGCGTGGTGTTCCTGCGGTTCCGTTGGTATTAATAGGAATAGCACCCTAACCAGTCGTTCAAGCGGACGGCAAAAAACCGCCGCCGCTTAACTCTGCGTTGTGTAGATAGTTCTTCTTATTTATATATTCAAAAACACAAAATATTAGACAAAGAAAATAGTGAGGTAAGGTATGCATAGAATATTTTATCACGAAGCAGATTTAGATGGTCATGCAAGTGCGGCTATATATGCATTAAGAAAAAACAAATATACATTACATCCAGTGGATTATGGCAAAAAATTTCCTTGGGAAGTGGTTGAAGAT